TTTCATTGCCTGACCAACCCCTTTAATTCCAAACGAGCTACTTACAGCTATAAATAAAAGGTATTGATACCAATCAGGCAAAGTGTTAAGTACCTCAAAGCCTGTTCGTACATATTCTGTAAATGACGGAATGAAGACTAGTATTGCTGGTAAAAGCAAAACAACCAAAGCAAATTCGTCTTTCCACGAGTTGTCCGTAGCGTCAGCCATAGACTTCTCCCATGCAACTTCTCCTGTCGCTACCTTCTCAGCTACAACTGCTTTAGCTCTGGCTTGTGCTACTTTAGCTTGACCATCAGCCTTTACTTTTTCTACCTTGCTATTCATCCAAGAACCTGCAAGATTAGCTATAGGACCTATTAACGCTGTGAGCATGTGCATCCCTTTTTAGTAAACCTACTGTCAATCCATACTTTACCGTAGTACAGAATAAATAACCACATAGTAAACAACGCACCTTCTAGGTACGATAAATCATTCCAAGCATCTAACACCATATTTTCCATCAGATTCTCCCTTGAGACTTATGTAACATTCGTACATATCGTCTATAAAAACTGTTGCTTATCTTGTTTAATATTTTAAATATCTGAAAATTAATTTGTGCTAACATTTCCACCTCTTCCTAGCTTGCCTTAAACGACTGTTAGGATTCTTTGCCGCTTTCGGAAACTTTTTCATCTGTCCTGCACTTCTTGCACAATAGGACTTTCTACGTTTGGCAGCTGTGCTACCCTTCTTTACTTTACCTGTAACTGCTGTCTTTAGCTTTGATCCGGGATTATCCCTTCTGTACTTAGCTACACCTTTTTTAGTCATACCTGCACCCGACTTAGTTGGGCGTTTCTGACCACCACTTATGGTGTGACCTTTCATTGTACCTTTGCTAGACATTGTTACCTCATAGTTGTTAAGAGGGCAAGTTGCCCTGCCCTCTCAAGTTTAGTTGTTAGACACCTGTCTGAACTGCAGCAGTCTGAACCATTGCAGTTGGATCACCAATGTCAGCAATCAAAGCTATAACTCTGAAACGTACTACAGCAGAGTCTGCACCCAAGATTTTAACTTGGATAGCATCTGTAGCAATTACAGTGTTAATACCTGCAGCTGTAGGGTGAAAGTTGTAGATGGCATCAGCATTTCCATCAACGCCATCACAGAAAGCGTCAATGTCAGTACTAATTCCAACATCAAAAGTCACACTAGAACCACCAGCTTCAAGAACGTCAAGACAACCACCAAGAACGATGGAGTTGTCAGGAAGATCAATCACCTTGATGACATCGTTAGCTGTAAGGTTATCGTCAGCCGCATCAAATATTTTGGACTGAACGATGTAAGGTCTGATTGCGTGAGCAGGGTGACCTACAGTTCCCCCACCAGTTATGGTGTGATCAAAAGTAGCCATTAATTATTCCCCCTATGCAAAATCTATAACGCCACGAACAAGAGCTTCTTGTCTTAGGACTTTTCTTCCAAAAACATGTAACCCTCTAACGACGTCAGAGAAGGACTCAGTTGAACGTACCACTTCAGTCTTAGCGATGTGAGACGCTGTTGCACATGCTGAGATGTGACCTGCAAGAACAACATTCTCAGAAGCATCTGTAGCTAATGTAGCTGACGCATCTGTTAATGTCACTTGGTCAATTCCACCAGTGCTATTTAAAGCAGTAGTTTTATAACATCTAAAACCTGCTAAAGTACCAACAGTTGCTAAACCATTTCTTAATGCAGAAGTTTGGTCGCCTGTTATATTTACTTCAGCTATTTTATTTCCAGCTTGGAAAGCTTTCTGATAAAATATCGGAGGTGCTACAAACCATCTGTTTTCTTCAGGAACAGATTGGTCGTCAAGAAGTCTAGCCATCGCAAGCATCATATTGATACCATTGTCGTCTGTCTCAACGTTGATAGGAGCATTAGCTGTTCCTATGTCACCTGCCGCAGCAGTAGTTGTTAAAGTTGTACCTGATACTGCAGATGCTGCAATTCCAGCACCGTCAGATAAAGTCTGAAGAATGTTCGCATCGAACTTTCTCTTTAGTGCATAAGCACCTGAAGAAGTTGCTAACGCTTCAAAGTTGACATGTGAATGTCTTTCTTCGATGTCGTCAATCTTAAATGCAAACGCATTGGCTTGGTCAACGGTCATTGTTATTTGATCGTCAGCCAAATCTTGAGGGTTAACAACAGAACCTCTCTGGTACGCAGACACAGTGAGTGTTGGTTCTTTCATTATGTTAACAGTATCGCCAAAGTTTTCAATTTCGCCAGTATAGTCGGTATTCGTAATATCTTCTGCAACCGAAGCTCTACGGAAGAACTTAAGAACTTTTTGGCTAAAAATTTCGGGTGCGAAGTTACCTGACGGTAAATTTCCATACCCTGAACTTGTAGTAAAAGCCATTGTATTATCCTTCCTCTATTTGAGGTTAGTTTATTGAGTTATTCGCCCCTCTGCTCGTGCTTGATCGATTTCTTTTTCAAGTTTTTCAAACTCCCACGATTTCAGTTTGGCGATGTCGGACATCTTCCAAATCTTTTTGTCTCCACCTTTTTCACCAATTACATCCCTCGCTTGAGGAGATTTAACTGCTGTCGCTGCAGAAACATCTGGTTTCTTAGATGCTTTTTTCGTAGTGATTCCCATATCTGCTTTGTACAAATCAATCACACGAGAAGCTAAACGAGCATTAGTGTTGTTTTTTAAAATACCATCACTAATTGATTCGGGTTGTTCATCTAGCCAATTTAAGAATTTTTCATCTCCTTTGATGTCGTCAAAGTCAGGATGTAAACTCTTTAGCTCACGGTAAGCTACCTTAACCAAACTTTCTTTTTCACGAGCCTTAATTGTTTCAAGCTCACCTTTAAGTTCTTGGGATTGTTCATTTGCTTTCATAGATGCAATAGTTTGAACAACATCATAAACATCGGGGTATTCTTGTTGAAACTTTTCTAGCTCTTCTGGAGTTTTAGGTAGAGTAACATTGTTTTGAGTAGCTACCTCTTGCATTTGTTGCTCTTTACTTTTAAACTCCTGTATCTTTTGATCGTAGTGACGCTTGAGATCATCATAACGTTTTTTATAGTCATGTTGTTCTTTAGGTGTCTCTTCTTTTTCGCTAGATACAAAACTTGTACTTTCCTCTTGAGTAGCTACTTCTTCTTGAGTAGGGTCTTGAGCTAGTACTTCGTCATCTTCATCTTCTTTGTCCACCTCTTCACGGTAACTATTTTTGTAAAGGTTTGGATTGTTAATTACTCCAAAGGAGTCGTTTGGTTTATTGGCTCTTGAGCCACGAACTTGTTTTGCCATTGTTATTACCTCATATATTGCAGTGCCACATGGCTGCGGGTAGCTGCTTCGGATGTCAGGGCCAGTGATATTACTGGGTAGCTGACTAATTTTATTTAGATATTACTCGAGTAGGAGGTTCTGCTCCTTGCATAATATCTAATAAATCATTTAAAACTTTTTGTGAGTAGTTTGCACCTTCTCCATATGATGCTAATGCTGCTTCTATTGTTTTGTGGTCGCCTAATTTGTGCATAAGCACTCTGTCGGCAATTTTATCATAATATTTTTTATGTAACTCAGAATCAATAACGCCTTTTCCGTAAGGTTTTAATCCTTTTTCTTTTTTGCCATATATCTTTCTTGCATCTATTTTTTTTCTTAATTTTTCAGAGCCACGAAAAACAGTTCCATATAACTCTTTATTTATTTTATCTTCGCCCTGTGCTAGTAAAGCTTCTATGTACTTTTTTTCATTTTTATCTAGCGAGCCATACTCAGAGCTTCTGTTCTTAAAATCTTGTAAAGTCTTGGCTGTTATTTGCATAGGACCAAATGCTGAACTAGATTCTCCCTTTTTAGCTTTTACCCCTGTAAAGATGTAGGGATACTTTTCAAAACCTTGTATCTCTGTTCTTTTAATTGCCTTTTTTATATCCCCAAATTCATAGTCACCAAAATATCTTTGCTGATCTAGGTTCATTGCAACAGGCTCATCAGATACTCCCGGAACAAACGAATCCTCGTATTTATTTATACTAGGTCCTGCAGTATTAAGATTTGGTCTACGAAATAAAAATCCTTGCTGTGGATTTGGTATTCTCATACCTTCGTTTGCTTGATACTTGCCTTGATCTGTTGGCTCATCTATTTGTGACTTAAGACGAGTTACTTCAGGTTTACCTACATTGTTCATTGCTTCTAATATTTTGTATCCCTCTTCAGGGTTACTTGGATTAAAGGCTTCAATGTATTCTTTTGGAATGTAAGTTTCGGAAGATGCTACCAATAATGGTACTTGCTTACTTACTGGTATTGTAGGTTTTCCTACGCTTATGTCAACCCCTTTGTTTTTTAAATTAGTTTCGGCTTGATTAATAAATGCAAGTATAGGTTTTCTAAATTGTTCGCTAGTAGGTCCGTTTATTATAAAATCATTTTCTCTTGCTTCAAGATCATACCTATCTCTAACTGTATCTGTTTTTAAAAATGTCTCTTCAGGCTTGATTAAACCTACCCCTTGAATAGTTATTTTTTTTGGTGTCTTTGAGGTAAACCCTTTGTTCTCCCCCCCACCGTAAGCTTTTTTTATACGACCACCGTATGCAGTAGAAAATCCCATATCACTTGAGCTAGGACTACTTGGATCAGAACCTCCCCCATCATTTCCCCCACTGTCATTGTCTACGTAACTTGGAACATTTACTCCCGTTGGAACTCCTGTTATGTTGTCCATGTTAATGCCAACGTTAATACCCATCGGGTTAATTTGATTAGTTTGTTCAACTAAGTCTGTTTCTAGTCCAAAATTAAAACTAGGGGTAGTGTCCATGTCATCTCTAAACTTTTCAGTGCTTGTTATATCTTCAATGTATTGTTTACCAGTTACAGATTGTTTATAATTTGTTGGAATAGTTTGTTCGTAAGAAAATCTACCACCTCTAAAGCTAGGATTAAAACCTAACATTTGAGATTTCATGTCGGTGCTTAACGTTGAGTTCATAATAGAACTTTCATACGCTTTTGTCTCAGGAGTTGGCGTAAAGTTATCAGAAAAAGATTGTTGCATAGCTGCTACGCCTGCTGCTGCTGTTCCTGATTTTCCTGTAAATTTGTCTGTTATTTGATTTCTTTGTGCTTGTGTTAATCTAGTTGGCAATGTTCCAATTATGTGATTAGGAGTTACTCCTACAACTTGACCGTTTACTAGACCTACACCATAGCCTTCTTTTCCTAAAGCAGCCATAGCAGTTGTGTACTCTAGTTGTTTTAAATTTTGTTGACCAAAAGTTCCTGCCATTGCACCTAGAGGACCTGCTAAACTTGCAACTTCACCTAAAGCTTTTCCCGGACTAGTAGCAAAATTAACTCCGAATATACCTTTTGTAACTTGGGGACCTAATTGCACAATATTTCCAAATATGTCAACTTTACCTGTAGGAGTATTTGTTAAGTACGCACTCAAGTCTACAGGTAAATCCTCTAGCTCTATACTTTCGGGTTCGCTATCTCCACCTTGATCTTCATAATCGCCAACTATACCTCTTTGATCTTGAGGTACACTTCTTTTGTATGATTTAAAATCAGACGGCATAGGAAACCCAGACTGTTTTCTCCTTCTCATAAATGGAGAAGCAATAGGTGCAATTGCTAACGGAGCAATTGATCCCAAAGAAGGACCGTCTTCTAAATACGTAGGGGTGTCTTTTGTTAGACTAGACAGTACATCTGTACCTAGTACTTGTGCCGCATAGTTTTTTAAAAGTTCGTCAAACGCCATTCTTTAGTTTTCCTGCTGCTTCATAGTCAAGCCTAAGACCCTTGATCTGTTCCAGTGAAGTTATCTTCCCCTGCAGACGGAACACTTCCAGTTCCGATCTGGCCGCCACCAACCCCTGAAGGGTCATTTGGATTTGCTCCTGCAGGTACTCCTCCAGACTGTTCCACGCTTCCTTGTTCCCCAGCAGCGGACTGAGCTTGCTGGCTTGCTGCTTGTTGAGCATCTTGTTGTAACCCTTTCAGTATTTCTGCAAAGACCTGTGCTTCGTTAACATCATTAACTAAACTGTCTGGGTCAATGTCTTGTGATATTGCAAGTTCTCTCATTAAGTTTGGTATTTTAACAAAAGGTGCAAGTGTAGGATTAATTGCTGTTTGTAGTAAAGTAGTAAGTCTTTGTGTACGTACTTCTTTTTGCATCACAGCCGATGTGCCACGAGGTTTAATTTCAAGATCACCTTCTATGTCTGGAGCATCTTCATTAAATTGCATGTTCCATTGAAAGTAAGCTTCTCCAAGTGGTTTAAGTAAATAATCATCTATGTTTTTTATAACAGTTTTAAGTGATAAGCTTGCACTACCTAATAGCATAGATAATCCTGAAGCAGTACGACCTGTGCCTGTTACTCCAGTTTGTCCGTGCATAATAGATGGTATGCCCGTTTCTTCGTCAGCTAACTGTCTAGATATTTGATACATCTGTATGTTTTCGTTTGCTGTACTTGGAAACTTAAGACCGTTGATTGCAGTTCCTGTTACGCCAGACTGTCTTCGGAATATCTTACCGGGAAATATATCCATGTTCTGTCCGGGAACTAAGCTTGCTTCGTCTACATCAAACACTAAATTACCTGCAAGTGCTAAGTTATCAATAGCCATTCTTACGTGACCATTCATAAGCATTTGTGCATCTTCCATGTTTTCTGCTACACCTACTCCCC